CGAGCTTCCCATTGTCCGGCGGCAGGTAGATGCCCCAATGGTCAAGACCCTCGCCCCCGATGGGGACTTCTTCTTCCCTGCTTATGTCACCGACCCTCAACGTGCCCCGTACTGTTTCTGGCGCACGTACTACACCGTTCAGGAGCTAAAGAACAAAGTAGCTACGGACGACTGGGACGAGGAATGGGTGGACCACGTCATTGAGCACTACAAGGGTGTCAACATTGACAGTATCGAGCGCGAGCAGGAGGGGCGGCGCAGCATCTCGCTGACGGACAACGCCTATGAGGCCGAGGAACTCATTGAAGTCATCCACGGCTACCAGAGGCTGATTGACCGCGAGGACAACTCCGAGGGTATTTACGAGACCGTGTTCCACCGGGAGTTCGACGGCGATGAGGGGATGAACCTCAAGGGGTTTGCCAAGTTCGAGCTGATGAACGGGTACGAGGACTACCCCGTGGTGGTTACCCGGCTTTCTGAGGACTCCAAGAGGCTCTACGACACCGGGACCATCCCTGATGTTCTCCGTGGGATTCAGATGCAGGTCAAGGTCGAGCGGGACTCCAGAATTGACCAGAACAGCATGGCGACCCTCCCGCCGATCATGCACCCAGTGAGCAACGTACCGAGTGAATGGGGGCCGGGTCGCATGGTTCCCGTCCGGCGGCAGGGCGAGATTCAATTCGGTCCCCAACCTGCTTACAACGAGGGCTCCTTGGAGATGGAGCAGACTCAGCAGGAACAAGCTGATAAGCTCGTTGGGCTCGACGAGAGTCCTTTCGCGCAGCTCCGGCGGCAGTTCTTGGTTGACAAGTTCCTGTATCATGTCGCGGAAGTGCTCAAGATGGCTTTCAGGGCGTTCCAGAGGTTCGGGCCGGACTCGATTTACTTCCAAGTCACCGGGGTACAGGATCCCTTGCAGTTCGACAAGGGCAACCCCGACGAGAACTTTGACATCAACATCTCTTGGAATGTGCAGGAGACTGATCCGGAGTTCCACGAACGGAAGCTTCAGATGTTTACTTCCCTGTTGCAGTTCGACAGAAACGGCAAGATTGATGTAGATACATTGTTATCTCTCATTGGGGGCAGCATTGATCCCGTCCTTGCGGATGCAATCCTCCAGCCGGGGCAGACCGCGCAGGAACAGATCGCCAAGCAGGTCACCGATGACCTCGCCAAGATTTTCAGCGGTATTGAAATGCCAGCCCGTCCCAACGGGGGCCAGATTGCCCTTCAGATCATTCAACAGTACACCCAGCAGCCGGATGTACAGCAGCAGCTTCAGGAGAACGAAGCCTTCCGTGCTCGTCTGGAGAAGTACGCCCAGCAGTATCAGTTTGCTCTTCAGCAGATGCAGAATGCTGAGATTGGCAGGATCGGCACACAACCCGCGCAAATGGGCAGCGTGAACACTCAACGAATGGGCCAGTAATGAACATCCAACAGGATATTGAATTCCTAGAAAAATACGAGCACTTCTTCCGCTTTCTGCGCTCCATTCGGGATATGCGGGAGCAGGAAATCCAGAATCTGGAGGGTGCCGAGGACTCAAGGGTCCAACAGATTGCGGGGACTATTTTGGCTTACCAGAACATCTTGGAGTTAGCCAACTACGACGACCTCAAGGAGAAATTCCGTGACTTCATGTAGCTGCTCATAGAGCAGTAAAAGTAGTTGTTACAATCATTGCGTCGCTATCGCTCGGCGTTGAATGAGTGGATAACTACTATGGAACAGAATGATGAAGCACGGGTAATCGCTGAGCCCGAACCAAGTCCAGCGGGAAATGTGAGCGTCACCGATTGGGCGAACCGCCGATTCGGTCAGCTTTCGGAAGCTCTTCAAGGAGTGGATGTTCCCACAGGGGATCAGACACAAGAGGAAGAACAGACGGAAGCCCCCGAGCCGGAGGCCGCGCAGGAGGAAACGCAAGTGGAGGAAGAATCCGAAGCCCCGCAGGGTGCCGAGGAGACAACCGAAGCGGATGCGGAAGATGTTCTTTCACAGGTCGATCTGGACAACGTTTCCGAGGAGGAACTCAACGAACTTGCCGAACGGCTTGGGAGTCGTGCTATTGCCCGATTTGGGGAGCTGACTCGCCGCCGAAAGGAAGCCGAAGAGAAACTTCAGGAACTCCAGCAGAAGCTCAATAGCCAAGAGGAGAATCCCCTTGAGCCCAAGGCGAACGTTGACAAAAATCCCTATTCCGAGGTCAAGGATATTGAAGGCCTCAAGGAAAAGGCAGAGGAAGTCAACCAGGTCATTGAATGGGCAGAGGATCTTCTCTTTCAGTCCGACGGGTATGGCCCCGATGACATTGTAACGGAAGTAGAGGGGAAGGAACTCACCAAGCGTGATGTTCGCAATGCTCTCCGCAACTCGCGCAAGTCCAAGGATGTCTACCTCCCGGCGCAGCTCAAGGAAATTCAGAATCTTCAACTTGTTGAGACCCAGAAACAGGCTCTCGGCAAGAAGATGACACAGGAACTTCCTTGGGTTGAGAACACAGAAAGTGATCTCAAGGCCAAGTACGACACGATGATGTCCGACCCGGAAGTGAAGAAGCTGGAGGAGTTCTCACCGCAGCTTGCGGCTTACATGCCGTACCTTCTGGCCCACGCCGTTAACTCCATCGAGGGCCAAGGCAAGACCCAGAAGAAGCAAGGTGTAACCATGACTCCACCGAAGTCCCCGAATACCACAGGAAGCCGCCCCGAAAAGGGGGAGAGTGCCAGATCGAAAGCTGTAAAGGACGTGCGGAAGCGTTTTGCCGAATCCGGCAGCAAGGATGACTTCATCAAGCTCCGAACCCTGCAACTCAGTCGTTAACCACTAACACAACAGATCATGGCATTCTCTAATACTTATGACACCACGAACCCCGGTTCGGCGGTTTCCAATCGTGAGCATCTTAAAGATGTTCTCACGATTCTTGCTCCCGAAGAAACTCCGATTCTGAGTTCTGCTTCCCGCAGTAAGGCCAACGCTACTTTTGTCGAGTGGACCGTTGACAGCCTTGATGCCCCGAGCACTGAGGGGATCGCTGAAGGCGCGGATGTTACTTCCTTCGCCGACAAGTTCAGCGGTCGGGCTCGTCTCGGCAACTTCGTGCAGAAGTTCCGGAAGAGCTTCAACGTCTCGGATCTTCAGGAAGCTGTTGACTCCGTTGGCCCCGCTAAGATCGCTCAGGCCGAAACGAAGGCTGTGCGCGAGATCAAGCGCGACATGGAGGCTACCCTCTGCTCCGACAATGACCGCAGTCAGGAAGACGGGGCTGGTTCCGTCTACAAGCTGCGCGGTCTCGGCAAGTGGATTGAGTCCAGCGCGGACACCGGAGGGGCTGGAGCCTCGGCTGATGTGCCGGATGCTTTCAAGACCCCGGCTGGCAGCATCTTCAACGATAACAACAACTTCACGGAAACGGAGTTCAACGATCTGATCACCTCGGTCTACACCGTTACCGGGAACACCAACTCGCTGACCCTCATCGCTGATACCGCGCTCCGTCGTTCGATCTCTGACTTCGCCCGGATTGACGACACCAGCTCCACGACCAGCGTCCGTCAGGTTAACTACAACGGCAACACCGCTCAGATCACCCTCTCGGTTGAGATGTACAAGTCCGACCACGGGATGGTGAGCATCGTCAACGGCAACCCGGACTGCATGCCCGGTTCCGGCGAGCGTGGTTACCTTGTGAACCCCGAGTACTACGGGATTGCCGAACTAATCCCGCTTGGTTCTACCCGCCTCCCGAACATGGGCGGTGGTGAGCGTGGCTATGTGGATGGTTCCATCACTCTTGAGATGTACCACCCCGGTGCTCATTCCAAGATTGTTAACATCTAATCCAACCAAGCCAAGGAGATACTTAGATGAGTCAGATCACCATCAATGAACAGACCGGGGACTTCACTCACGTTGTGAAGCTCACCTACGCGGACCTCGCCAATATCGGTGACGGCAATCAGGACACGATTGCCAAGATCCCCGCTGGCGGGGCCGTTGAACTCGTCGGAGTGTATGAATCCGTTGCCCTTGCCGGGGCTTCGGACATTACCTTCGACATTGGAACCACCGCTGGCGATCCCGATGAATTCATCGACGCCCTCGATGTGGATGGCATGAGTGCTCCCGTGTTCAACACGGGTGATGCGTTCACCACTGGCTACACGGAGGCTGTCGGCGGGACCAATTCCGCTGCTGATGTGCTTCTTGAGGTCAATGGCACCGTTGGCGACCTTACCGCTGGTGAGGTTGTGATCGGGATCCGCATGATTGACCTCGGTCGTTTCGCGTAACAGCACTTTACGTCCGTGCTATTATCGGGGGAGTCCAAGTGGGCTCCCCCTTTTTTGTTATGAATATCGTTACGGCTGTACCCAAGTATTCCGACGGTGAGGTAGATGCTGCTTTCATGCGCGAAATCAGGACTGGTTTTCAGCTTGAGAGAGCGATGGAAAAGTACCGCGTGGAAGGAGCTGAATCCATCGCCAAGGAGCGGAAGGAGATGGACAAGAAGTCCCCGCTTGGCAAGTGCGTAGGAGTAATGCCCCAGCGTGACTACTTCCGCCTTATCCGTAAGTACGGGCATGAGGAAGTTCACTCCGATGAGTTCATGTCTTACTTCAACAAGAAGTTCCCGAACCTAAGTCCCACTAGAGTATAATTCAGAAATGGCTAACTACCCGACCACGAACTACACAGCTCTCACCGAACGCTTTAAGTCAATTGCGGGATTGCAGTCCCTTGAAACCACTGATGCAGCTTTCCTTCGGCAGAGTATCAACCGTCGCGCCCGAACCGCTTATGAACGTTATCCTTGGCCGGATTTTGTTGTAATCGGAGAAAATGTTACGATCCCTGACAGTGAAAACGAACTTCAAACCTACGGAACCGGCGTTGATTTATCGAGTGACGCTAACGTTGTTTTCCGTATTCACAAGCAGGATCCTACCTCTACTCGTTACCCCGAGGAATACACGTTTGTTAGCCATCTGAATTCTAGTGGCTATCCAGCGGTCAAGATCATTACTCCTGACGATCTTTCAAGCGAAGAAGTCTATGTGACCTATCGGAAGGATCTTGACTCAATTATTACCGAGGATGGAAGCTACAGCTCTGGATTGTTCGGGGATGAAAACAATGACAATCCCAACATTCCGTATGCCTTCTTTGAGTACATGGCTTTCGGTGCTTATGCTGATTTTCTTCGCGGGGATGGGCAGACCGAAAAGGCCCAGGTTGAAGACCAAAATGCTGAGATTATTCTCCGCTCGGAAATTGACAAGGTGCGAAACCAGAGCCGCCAATTCCGGCATGATGTTCTTCAGTACCGCCCGATGACTCAGTTCCGTCGCCACAATCTGCAAGCTGGCGGCACTCCGATTGATCCCAACCAACAGGTTCTTACCAATAACGTTCAGTAGCATTGTATGTCGTCGAGGCAATACACATACGAAGAGGTCAAGCGTCGGTTTCAATCCATTGCGGGGATGGAAACGCTGACTGCGGCTGACGAGTTCTTCTTTGAGAACTCGATCAATCGTGCGGCTTATGACGCTTACACGATGAGCGATTTCTGGCCTCAATACATCGTTGTGGGCGAAGAAAGGTCGGTCACTGGTTCTAACTTTGTATCAAGAAGCGAATCGGAAAAGGACGAAATCGAGGAGTTTTTGAAGATCCACAAAAAGGAACCATATCTCGATCTTTCCGCTACTGAGTTTGATTTCTACGTTGACGGAACCGGGGCTTTCTTGGTCAATGCATTAGTGGATGAATCCAACAAAGTGTACGTGACTTACAAGAAAATCTGGGATGGCCCGTATGATCATACTTCTACTAACATCCCAG